TTCAAAAGATTTAACTAAATCTACAAATATCAAGAATATGGGGGTCACACAGACCATTTTGGCGGGGGGATCACGAAGATCTCTACTTCCCTTTACCCGTCACCCCACACTCCCAGAAAAGCAATTCTTTAATTGCCGACGCATAGAGATGCAAGATGAACAAATAATTTGTTTTGTTGTTTAAATTCCGTCGTGTCAAACATTCGCTCATCTTCCTCTCGCCACGACGGCAATGAAAGGAATTCTCTTCTGTTCCCCCAATACATGAGCATTTTCTCTCTAAGCTCCATGTATTCGGTCTCACCAAAACAGTAAAACTGTTGAAGCATTGCTTGACAAGCTTGAACAGCCATAGCTCTCGGCGTCCTACTCTTCATCACCCAATTAGCAATCTCCTGAACTGCTAGGCGATCCATTCTATGGAAATAAAGAGAGGAGCGGAAAGGATGGGGCACAAAATTTGATTTTAAAAAAGTAGTGCAATCATCTGTTAAGGAAGCATATGGAATGATAGTTTCAGATTTTGAAGAATCAGTAAAATCTATTGAATATTCTTTTAAGACATCTCCAATTGTTTTAGCATTAAAGACATCAACGATTTCTCTAATTACAGCCATTATGATATCATCACCATAGGTGATCAATTTCACACACTTACGAAAATCATTCATGGTTAACTTCTGACCATCTCTGGACAGTAACCCACGATCACACAAAATTTTCCATACACATCTAACATACATACAATTAACTAATGAATTCATAATGGTTGTAATTGGAGAACCCGAAGGACACCCACAAAACACTAAATATACAAGATCGTACATTAAGTGTTTTGCACTCATACACTCTCGTGCCAAAATGTCTCTAATCCTATCATTTTCAGGATCATTATCACCATTCACACGATACCATTTTCTAATTATTTCAAAACATTCACACACAATTTGGTGCATGAGAGTTGGACCAAATTTTTTATAATCACCTGTTACAATACAAGGGGACATATGAAGTAGTTCAAAAGCTAATTGAGTCCATTCAAGACTGTCTTTATTTATTCCTATAGAATGCTCAGCATCAAATCGAGCCTCTTGCATAGCAACAAGAAAATCAAGATAGTATTGACGAAATTGTATAGTATAATCAACAGGGGAAATTGAAAAAATTCTGGTTTTACCGGGTTGAAGAACTTTCGAATTAGGAAGTTTTTGATCTTTGAGACAATCAATAAAAATTGTATGAGGAATAATACCCGCAACACGTTGAGAATGCTTTTCATCTAAAATTGTCCGAAGTACAGGATGAATACCTTCTAACTTAACTTCAGAACCATTTTCACTAAATTCAAATAGCCATTTCTTATTCTCAGCATTACGAGGTCTTATAGAAGAAAGGGGAAAACCTTCAGATGTCCCAAATTCCATTGTATCATACCCAGGGATTTGCATGCCCATAATTGCTTCACTTTCACTTAACTTACCTATATTAGCTCTAACAGGCTTAACAGCACTAAGAAGTAGTGCTTCAAAATCAGTACGAGCAGAAGCC